ACAAACACATCTAGTAGTAGTGGCCCAGCTTTAATTGCTACAAACATAACTAACAATGTTGCAACTTTACAATTTGGCACACCAACAGTTGCGGTAGATAGTTACTTTGCATCATCTGGACTATCAAGCAAAGACCTAGGAGTTGGCTTACACATTAAAACTGGTGATAGCGGAGCTTCATCTGTTCAGGCTAGTTATGATGAATTGGTTATAGAAGGTAGTGCTGACGCAGGTATATCAGTTTTATCGGGAGCATCTAATAGTGGCGGAATAAGATTTGGTGACTCAGGTAACTCTAACGCTGGTGGAATTACTTATCTTCATACCGATAATACTATGAACTTTGTTGTTAATGGTACTTCATCTTTTTCTGCAAATGGCCAAGACATTATGATACCTAATTCATCAGACGCGGGTAGAATACAAATAATGGGTTCTTACACAAATCCACAAATAATTATTTATGGGCCAACTAATAGCAATACTACTAAAATGTCTTTTAGAAATGGTAATGGTGCAGTTGGAACTATTGCAACAAATGGTTCTGCTACCTCTTACAATACATCTTCAGACTACAGGTTAAAAGAAAATGAAGTAGCTGTATCTGATGGTATAGAAAGATTAAAACAATTAAAGCCTTACAAATTTAATTTTAAAACTGACGTAGACACAACAGTTGATGGCTTCTTTGCACATGAGGTTTCAAGCGTAGTACCAGAGGCTATAACTGGAGAAAAAGATGGAGAGGAAATGCAAAGTATAGACCAAAGCAAACTTGTTCCTCTTTTAGTCGCAGCAGTTCAAGAACTAACAACTAGATTAGAAGCATTGGAGAATTAAATGCCATTAATACAAGTGACTCCTCCACCTGGCATTGTCACTAACGGTACTGATTATGCCAACAAAGGAAGATGGACAGACGGTGACTTAGTACGTTTTGAAAACGGATACCTAAGACCAATCGGTGGATGGACAAAACTCAACACATCAGCTCTTACTGGTACTCCTACTGGTATGTTCTCCTACATAACCAATGGCGGTAAAAAAGTATTAGTAGTTGGAACAAGAAAAACGATTAATGTTTTAATAGATGATACATGGTATGACATTACGCCATCAGGTTTTGTTACAGACGCATCTTTTGATCCTTTAGGATATGGTGCATATCACTATGACGTTGAAGACTATGGTGATGCACGTTCACAATCTGGTTTATTATTTAACACTAATTCTTTTTCTTTTGACAACTTTGGCGAGATATTACTTTTTTGTTGTCCATCAGACGGAAGAATATTTCAATGGAATCCAAACACACCTAGCACAATAGCAGCACCCGTTTCAGGTGCGCCAACTAACTGTGCTGGTGTATTAGTTACTAACGAAAGACACGTTGTAGCTTTAGGTGCAGGTGGCGATCCAAGAAAGATACAATGGTCATCAAGAGAAACACTAACAACATGGACTGCTGCATCAACTAATACTGCTGGTGATTTACAAATACCTACAGGTGGTAGAGTGCTAAGTGCAGTTAAATGGCAAACAGACGTTATTATCTTTACTGATACTGGTGTAGCTAGATTGTATTACACAGGTTCTCCTTTTATCTATGGCATACAAGACGCTGGTACTAACTGTAAAGCAATCAGTCCAAGAACAGTTATAGCTGCTGATTCATTCTTATGTTGGATGGGTGAAAACTCATTCTTTGTATTTGATGGAGCAGTTAAAGAAATAAAATGTGAAGTACATGATTTTGTTTATGACAATATAAATAGTCCGTATAGAAAAACATCATGTGGTGGTCACAACTCTAACTTTAATGAGATGTGGTTTTTCTTTCCCGTTGGCACAGACCAATTAACACCAAACAAATATGTTATCTGGAACTACATAGAGAACGTATGGAGCATTGGATCAATGGATAGAGGATGTTGGTTAGACCAAGGCGTATTAGACTTTCCAACAGCATGTGATAACGCTGGTTTTGTTTACGAACACGACAGCACAACATTAACTAACTCAGAGAACTTAGGTTCAGCAGTACCCTACGCAACGTCAGGGCCTATTGAGATAGGCGTTGGTGATAACTATGTACAATGCAATCAGATTATCCCAGACGAAGAAGCAAACACCTTACCTGGAGTCGTATTAAGTTTTACAGGAAGATTTACACCACTTGGTGCAGAGACAGATTTTGGTAGTTTTACTTTTGAAACTGATGGTTACACGGACGCAAGATTTACAGCAAGACAAGTTAAGATGAAAGTAACAGGCGACACAGACCAGTTATTTAAAGTTGGTAATATACGACTAGATGTTAAAAAAAGAGGTCGTAGGTAATGGCACGAAAGGCATTAAGAAGACCAGGGCCAGTATTAGATACAGATTATCAAAACTATCTGATTTCTGAAATAGAGTACAGAGATGGGTTAGCATTTAAGAAAGGTGAAAGAATAGAGGTTAGTGGTGTAGATGCTACTGAACTCGTATTAGTGAGTCCAAATGGAACAAAATATAAACTTAGTATCGCAGACAACGGAACAATCTCCGCCACAGCAACAGTCTAAAGAAGACTGGGAGCTAGAGTTTGAAAGGTTAGAGCCACATATTATTAGTGCATTAAAGCATCAAGATAGGTATAATCTAATTGATATTAAAGAAAAAATCGGGCAAGGATTATTTCATATATGGCCTGGTAAAGACGCTTTTTATATATCTAGTTTTGGCGAGTTTCCAAAATATAGAATTTTAAATTTATTTTTGTGTGGTGGTAGCTACGAAGAACTAGAAGAAATGCTTAAAAGCATAGAGAAGTTCGCAAAACAATGTGAATGCAAATACCTTTATGGCGGTGGTCGTAAAGGATGGCTAAGAAAAATTAAACATCTTGGTTTTGAACAAGAATACATAGTCAAGAAGGAATTATAATTATGGGAATAGAAACAGCATTAGGTTTAGGAGCAGCTTATTTAGGTTCTAAAAGTAGCGGGCCTAAACAAACATCAACCTCTACAGTTGATCCAGCAACTGCAGCTCGTTATGAAGATTTATATAACAGAGCGCAAGGCGTAGCAGGTCAACCATTTACACCATACACAGGTGCTAGAGTAGCTGGATTTAATCCAGATCAACTGGCTGGTTTTGATGCAACAAGAAACATGTTTGGTAGATCATTATCTTTTGATCCTACAGGACAACTAAACAACTTAGCTCAAGGCCCACTTAACATACAACAATTTCAGAATCCTTATAACGAACAAGTTATTAATAACACACTTGGTGATCTTAATGATGCAAGACAGATGCAAATACAAAGCGATCAAGATGCAGCAATAGGCAGAGGTGCTTTTGGTGGTTCTCGTTCAGCATTGCTTGAATCAGAAACAAACAAAAACTTTGCAGACATAGCTGGTAGAACCTCTGGTAATTTAAGACAGTCTGGATTTAACAACGCAGCAAATCTAGCATTAAACGACAGAAACTTTAGAGCTGGTTTATTTGGTAATCAGTTAGCAGATCAATACAGAGGATTAGGTTTACTATCTGGTATTGGAAACCAGCAACAAGGACTAGGACAAGCTGGACTAGATGCAAACTACAACGAGTTTACAAGAGGATTGAATTATGGCCCACAACAGGTAGATTTATTGCGTAGTGCTGTATTCGGTGGAACACCAGGCATGACAACTACATCTCAAAACAAAGTAAGCGGAATGGACAGAATCGGTAATGCCATTGGTTCTTATAATGCAGTTCAAGGTCTGTTCGGTTAAAAATTATGCAAAAATTTAATTTCAACAATCCAGGCGGTCTTTTAAATTTAAACCCTAATGATACAGGTTCGTTGGGTATAAACATATCACCTATTAATGAGCAAAAGAAATTAGAAGATGAGCAAAGAAAAAAAGAAGAACAAAGATTAAAGTTACAAAACCTAGCTGACACTTTTAATATGATTGGTGCTAACCAGTCTGGTGATACACAAAGAATGGCTTTTCATTCAAACAGACTAGCACAAAGAAAAGCAGAGCAAGAAGCTAGGCAGTTGAAAGCACAGAAAGAGGCTAGAATGGCTCAGTATAAAGAAAGTAATCCTGGTATGGCTGGTATGTTAAATGCTTTAGAAGCTGGAGTACCAGCAGCCCTATTAAGCAATAAAGACTCTTCTCCAAGCCAAGCAAAACTATATAAACTTGCACAAGAACAAGGTTATAAAGGATCATTAATTGACTTCATACAACTTCAAAAACAAAGCACAAATATAAATCTTAACCAAGGAAATTTAGGAAAATTAGGTCAAGAACTTGCAGCAGATGATTATAAAAAGAAAAGAGAATCTGCGGCTGACGCTACTTCTGTCTTGACAAGTGTTGACACGCTAGAAAATTTACTAGACCAAGGTGTTAATACAGGATTTGCTGCAAACCTAGGTCTTGGATTTCAAAGAATAGGTCAGAGCATAATTGGCGAGAATTATAAAGTTGGTGATGTTGCTGGAAGAGAGGCTTTTGTTGCTGAAACAACAAAACTTATATTACCTCTTGTAAAACAACTTGGTGTAAACCCAACAGACAAAGATTTAGATTTTGTTAAAACTGGTGCTATTGAACTTAGCAAGTCTGAAGCTGGTAATAGATTAATGATAGCTTCTTTAAGACTGTCAATGAACAGAAGGGTTGATGAACAAATTTTTAATCAAAATTTTTATGCCAAACCAGAAAATCAAAATGCAACTATTTATGCTAGAGATATTGCATTTGATGAACACAAAATAAACAATCCAGATTTATATACATCAGCTAGTCTGCAACAGGCTTATGATGATTTATTATCCAATCAAGCAAGTAACAGTTCTACAATACCAACTAATGAAATAGCACCATTTGGAAACTGATGAAATACGAAATAGGAAAAATTTATACATTTACAAATAAAGATGGTGCATACCTCTATAAAGGTGGTGATCCCTCAGATCAAAACAGTTGGAAGTCTAATGTTATGTCTGGGCCAGTTGCATCTACTGGATCGGGATTAACGTTTGCATTTCAAGATGAAATAGTAGGTGGTCTTAGAGGCGCTTTAAGTCCAAATCTTACCATGAAAGAAGGTATAGATTTAGAAAGAAGGGCGTTAGATCAATACAAAGAAAAAAATCCATTAACATCTCTTGGTTATGAAATGGGTGGTGCAATAGCACCAGCTATAGCAACATTTGGTGCTTCAGCACCTTTATCTGCTGCAAAAGTTGGAACAACAGCAGTAAAAGCTGCTGCTTCTGGTGCTGCTTATGGAGCTGGTTCAGGTGAAGGGTTACAAGATAAAGCCTTACAAGCAGCTATAACTGCTCCTATATCTGGTGTTGCTGGTGGTGCTACAACGCTACTTGCAAAACCTGTAGCTAAAGTTGGTAAGACAATAAAAGGTGCTTTTGAATCACCTATTAAAAAGGGAGAGAAAGAAGCAGTAAAGCTAGTTAAACAAGCATTAGAATATGACAAGACAAATATAGACGAAGCTATTAAATATGTTTTAGAAAGAAGTGGTAAAAGTTATTCTCTAGCAGATATTGGCCCAAGTAGCAGAGCTTATCTTGATGCAGTAAATGTTTTGCCTGGCCCTGGTAAAAAAACAGCAATGGATTTTTTAATTAAAAGAAATGGCGGAGCTTTAAATAGAATAAAAAGCGATCTAACAGATGCTTTTGGAGAACAGGGTTCATATTTTGATACTTATAAGGCTATAGAACAAGTTAGAAAAAGCTCTGGTCAAAAAATGTATCAAAACGCATTTGAAACAAAAGTACCCGTATCAAGTGAATTAACATCTATTATGAAAACAGATGTAATGCAAGATGCTTTAAATACTGCTTATAAAATATCAAACGCAGAAAAAGTTAAATTACCTAATTTATTTATTGGTAAGAATGGAAAGCTATATACTCAAAAAGGTGCAGAAGTAACAGACATAGATACAAAGTTTTTACACTATATAAAACTTGGTTTAGATGACACTATCTACTCAAGTAAACGTGGTCAGACACCCGTTGGTAATGTTTTATTAAGAGCTAATACACAAATTAAAAATGAATTTTTAGATTACCTAGATTCTAGTAATCCAGCTTACAAATCAGCAAGAGATCAATGGGCTGGAAATTCATCAATACTTGATGCTCTTGAATCTGGAAGAAATATTTTGAAGCCAAGCACTAATGTAGATGAGTTAGCAGACCAAATTACCAAAATGTCTCAATCAGAAAAGTTAGCATTTAGAAATGGGGTGATGAATACTATTATAGATAAAATGGAATCATCTGTTTTTGAAGAAGGTGCTGGTAGGGGAACTAATCTTGCTTATAATATTATCAAAACACCTAAGAATAAAAAGTTATTACAATTAACATTCCCTCAAAATCCTCAAGGTACAAAATCATTTAACAAGTTTATATCTAAACTAGAAGATGAAATACAAGTTAAAGATACTGCTAATACAGTAGTTGGAAATAGTGCTACCGTTGGTAGAGCTGAAGCTCTTGCGCAAATTAAAAAAATAGTTGAGCCAGATGATATACAAAACCTAAGTCCAATTGGACTTATTTATGGCTTATTTAAGTCAGATTATGCTGGTGCTTCTGAAGAAGCCTCTGTTGCTGCTGCAAACAAACTTGCAAAAATGCTAACTGAAACAAATAAAGAAGCATTAGAAGAGATAAGAAAAGAAGTTGCTGAAAAAGGTTTTGCTAAAAATATATTACAAAAATATATACCGAACCTAGGAACAGCCATTGGAAGAGGTGTTGTTAATCCTAATCCAGTAGGCGTTGCAACAGGTTCAATAGCACAACCAATAGCAGAGGGTGGCTCAGAAGCATTACAACAACAACTAGGATTACTCAACAACTAACATGTCCCAACATGACACGAGCAACGGAGAGAATAGGTAGGAGTGGCGAATACCTAACTTGCTCGGTGATAGCAAGGGAAACCGATACTGTAACAGTTATGCCTCATGGTGCTAACG